GTTTCTCCACGCCTCAGCAACGTTAGAAGCAACGTACAACTTTGGCTTCTCAGGAGCGCGACGAACGCGAACAGGAAGTGTAGAGATTACGGTTGCGATCTCAGCGACTACGTTTCCATCGGTGATGGCCACGGGAGTAGCTACGTCCAATACTGTTGCGTCTGCGGTAAACAAGGCTTGGAAGCCATCGAATGAACCTGCGCCTGCGGTACCCTGCCAAATCATTGTTTCCATGATTGCGCCGATGTTACCTGCCATTGTAGCGATCAAAGCATCAGCAACTGATCCTAGTTCACCATTTTGTGCGGCCAATGCTTCCCAGTCTTGCAAGAAAGTCAAAGTACACAACTGACGTTGCATCGCAAGGTCAACAAGTGTCAACGTGCGCTCGTCAATGTCAACTGTACCTGTTGGGGTAAAGTCGCAAGTTTGATCGGCGAAAGTTGTCGCGCTATCGGTCAAACGACGCACTTTCAATTTACCAGGCACGTTCTCCTTAACGGTGATGTGCTTTGTAGTTTCTGCTGCGAGAAACGCTTTGAGATTCCACTCACCTGCGGCAACGCCAGCGTAGGTAGTAGTGAGGTTTGTAGTTGTTGGCATTATTCTATTTTATTTCTTTGTTTTTATTAGTTTGAAAATTGAGCCAACACGCGCTCAGTGTAAGTCATTTTTTCAAATGGTTTTACTGATGGTTGGTCATCTGATTTTTTCGCTTTTGCGAGTTCGGTTTTGTCTTTTACTGATGGTGCAGCGGCTTGCTTTGACAACTCAGTTACCTTCTTTTCAGAAGATGCAAGTTTGCTAGTCAAGTCAGCGTTTGAAACCTTCAATGCTGAAAGCTCAGTGGCTTGTGTAGCGTTTGCAGTTTCCAAAGCATTTACACGCTCAGCTAATTGGCTGATGATCTCAGTTACTTCGCTAGACATTTCTTCGGTCTTAGCTGTGATCTTTACGATCTTGCCATCTGCAACGTTTACCACGGTGCCATCTTCTAGCGTGTGATCTCCATCGGGTGCAGGGATCACCTCACCTTCGATGGTCACGTAGATTTCTACACCTTCGGCAAACTCGTCTGCAGGTGTACCTACTTCGATGCCTTCGATTGTTTTAGCCGTAGCGGAGAGTGTTACCTTCGCTGGCTCTTCAACATTCAACTTTACGTTGAACTTGTTAAGGATTTCTTGGATTTTATCTTTCAACATTGTATTGTTTTATGATATATCCGACCTTGCTTTAATTGTGTTTTATTGTAAATTTTTCTTTGCATTGTTTAACCTAACTTTGTGCTATGCCTTACGTTTCAAAATTCAATGAACGGCAAGAGATTGCAATAAGCTACCTATCCCCGAGTAGCGAAGTAGAGCAAATACTCTACGGCGGTGGGGTGTATGGTGGTAAGTCATGGCTAGGGTGCTATTGGCAAATACTCAGGAGATTGAAGTACCCCAACACCCGTGGACTTATTGGCCGTGCGGAGTTAAAGAAACTGCAACTGTCCACGATGAGTACATTTTGGGAACTATGCACCAAGATGAATTTAACCCCAGGTAAGGATTACGCTTACAACGGCCAACTAAATCGGATAACATGGTTCAACGGGTCCGAAACTATACTCATGGACATGGCAGACACTCCGAGCGATCCCGACTTTCATAGATTCGGATCACTTGAACTCACTGACTACTTTCTCGACGAGGCAGCGGAGATAAGTGCAAAGGCCGTCGAGATACTCGATACCCGTGTGCGCTACAACCTAGTGAACGGACGGCCCAAAGGATTGATAACGTGCAACCCAACTAAGGGATGGCTTTATAATGACTTTTGGACACCATACAAAGAAGGTAAGTTGCCGCCTCATAGAGCGTTCGTCCAAGCCTTGCTAAAGGATAACACCATTGTGCCAAATGAAGCCTACCAAAAGAAGATGGAGAGGCTTAATGAGCGCGATCGTAAACGTCTACTCGATGGCGATTGGGATTATGACGATTCGCCCGACAAGCTATTCGATTACGATGCGATGCTGCAAATGTTCAACACAACCGAACCAACGGGCGAAGGTTTTATAACGTGCGATCCTGCGGCTATGGGTAACGATAGGACGATTATAATGATATGGAAGGGCATGCACTGCACGAAAGTGATTGAGCACGTCCACAAGTACCCTCACGAGGTTGCCAATATCTTGCGCGAGCTGGCATCTAGTCACTCCATCAAACTCAACAACGTGCTAGTGGATAGTGATGGGCTAGGAATAGGGGTAAAAGGGATCCTTGGGTGTCGTGAGTTTCTCAATGGATCGAGCGCGATTGACAAGGAGCATTTTTTCAACCTCAAATCTGAGTGCTATTTCAAATTATCGGAGGCCATCGGTATGAATCGGATTCACTTTAGTGACCACTCACAACGTGACAATATCGTCAAAGAATTGGACTTGGTTCGGGATGCTAGCAAAGAGGATAAGAAAAAACAAGTGTCGAGTAAGGATCAAATAAAGGCGAGGCTTGGACGTTCACCCGACTACGCTGATGCGCTGATGATGCGCATGTATTTCGAGCTACGTCCGAACTACGGCAAGTATTCGTTTTAAGGCAAGAAAAAACCCCCGACGTTTCAGGGGTTTTTATCTCAAATCATTGTGCAAACAATAATACTAAAACAAACTTAAACACATATACGCCGCGAATATACGGCTCATTGTTACAATTTGAAAATATCATGGAAAACTTCACCCGTGCGAACGTCCAAATAAATTTCATTGTCCGTTTTCTTGCCATCTAGTGGCTTGTATTCCACACACATACCGATGGCAGCACGTTGGCCGTTGGCGTCAAAGGTCAAGATCACTTCGTCCTCGGTTTGTTGAATACCGAAAGTGCTACCCCATTCGATGCGCACTGGCTTCACCGCCTCATTCTCAAATGCGATGTCTAGGCATTGACCATAGTTACCCATGCCTGAGTAATTCGGTTCGGGGTAGTCAGCATTTGTTGAGTCGTTATAAGCACGTAGGCGCACAACGAAGTCAGGCGTACGGCTCGCGTATGGTGGAATGAGCGCACCAAAGTTGAACGTATTATCGTCCTTGCCGTTGAAGTACACATTCGGAATCCACACCCCTTCTTCGAGTGGCTCAAAGTCAGTGGCCACATTCAATAAGTGAGTGTTTTCGCTTGGGGTTTCAAGTTCAAAAAGTTGGTAGCAATTCTCCGCTATCATTTCGGCAGTAATTCCCATCGCCAATAGCTCAGAGCGTGTGAACGTCTTATTGAATTTATGGCGTATCACCTTTGGCGTTGTGGTTTGGAAGGTAGTTGTATTGAAAACAACTAAACCGATTAAACCTTCGTGTGGGCTTCCGTCATTGGCTGCATTTCTGAAAGCATTGTGGTAGGTACGCTTGAATTTACCATTGCTGAACTCCATAGTCTGCTTGCCCGTCCAAAACTCTTTACCCGCTTGTGGGCCAACGGGAACGACAAACGTACTCGCTTCTTTGGTCAATAGGTTTCCATCTTCGGAAACTTCAAAGCCGTGATTGTTGACCAAAAGTCCAAGGTAGTTGTAAGACATCCACGCATCACCTCGGCTGACGTTTGTTTTGGTCAGCTCATAGGTGGCAGTCTTGACCCACTTGCGAGTAGCGCGATCATACGCCATTGTCACGTTTTCTTTGAGTGCTGGTACCATTTGCTCGGCTTGTCTTAACCAACCATTGAACCGCGTGAGTTGATCGGGAATACCGATCCTTTCAGTTGTTGTTTTCATTATAAAAAATTAAGGGTTTAATTGTTTGGCGAAGATAGCACCTTCTCAATCTCATTCAAGATTTGTTTCTCCTTGCTCAGCTGTGCAAACTCACCTTCGATAGAGAATCCACGAACCTCGCCCGTCTGAACCTTTGCCCATGCTTCGTCATTGTCGACTTTTACCCCAACGAACCACGTGCCGATTGGATAATCCATACCAAAGTGTACGGACTTATCCGATTCACCTTCCTTTATCCATGATTCAACCACGGTCATGCCATTGAGTTTTAGCGTGTGTTCAATCGTGTGGTCCGATTGGTGGCCATCCTTCATAAATTGCTGCGAAGCGTTGACGATGGTTTGTGCCGGGAACTCGATCAAATACTCTTCGCCCGTATTCTTGTCAATGCGTAGGATCTCCTTGTCGGGGATCATGGCAGCACCGAACAACATACGGCGTTCTTTGTCGACTTTCAAAAATACTTTTTGATCGGTTGACAAGGCAATGAAGTCAGCCTCCATCGCTGGCATCTCTACGATTGAGATGGCGTAAACTCCGACTACCTCATCGGATAGTCCATAAACGATTTTTTTTCTTTTCTTTTCCATGTTTCAAATTTATTATAATCTACGTAAGTCTTGAATTTTAGCGTTAGCGTCTTGGGCATTACTCACACTACCTGCTAGTACATAGGTTTGTGCGCCTTGCGCTGGTCTATTGTTGATGAATGACATATCAACGGGGTTGAATGTAGGCGTACCTCCTGCCATCGATCCACCGCCTCCGAGTGATGGGGGAGAAGGTGCTGGCCCTGGTCCTTGCGTACCACC